AGACATTGGCGGCGGCCTATTATCAGGTAGATACGGTTACAGAGTTGCCGCGTGTAAAACTTAATTCAGGCTACTCCTGGCCGACGACCTACGACAAGATGAATGCCGTGGAGGTTATCTTTAAAGCCGGGTATGGACCTTTGACGACGGATGTTCCCAGAAATGCCCGCATGGCAGTCATGTTTTATGCGGCGGATATGTATGAAAACCGAACGAATCAGAGAACACAGACAGGGCGCGGCGGCGGGAATGTATTGGCCGCCGAGCGGCTCCTTTGGCCGGACAGGATATTTACGATATGACACAGCCGGGCGACCTTAAACGCAGAATATATTTGCAGCAGCCATCGTTGGCCCAGAATGGTTACGGCGAAGAGGCGATAACGTGGGTGACGTATGCGACGGTTTGGGCACAGATAGAGCCGCTATCGGGGCGCGAGTTGCTATTAGCACAACAGGTCAATAGTGAAATAGCAGTGCGGATTATTATCAGATATAATAGCCATGTCTCGCCCAATCATCGTATCAGTTATGGCACGGCTACGTATGCCGTCAATACCATCATAGATAAAGACCTCACGCATAATTACCTTGAGTTACTTTGTACGCAGGTGGCATAGTCATGTTAAGTATGGAATTAAAAGGCGTCGAGAATCTTGACAAGCTACTTGCCAAAATGTCTGACGGCAATGCCGCCAAAAACATAATGAGAATGTCATTGCGGGCAGGCTCAAAACTCATAGAAGATGCGACGAAAAGCAACGCCAATGGCATGGTCGGCGGCAACATGGGAAACCGGATAGCTTCTAAGATTACCACTCGCGCGAGAAAAAAGCAACGACGTGGCGAATATCAACTTAACACACTTATTAAAGGCGACCGTAAGGAATTTGTCCATACCACAAAACAGGGAAAGGAATATTATATTCCGGCCGCAATAGAGTATGGCCATACGTCGCGAGGCGGCAAAAAGCAGGTTGCCCCTATTCCCTTTATGCGCAAAGCGTTTGACGAAAAAAGCAAGCAGGCGGCAAAGGTCATTATTGATACGGCATGGGCGCTAATAGCTGATGAATCCGGCAAGGGGGTAAAGAGTGGCACTTCTTGAAGAGGTACTATTTACCAAACTCAGCGGCACGACGGCAATTACTGATATTGTCGGAAAACGCATTTATCCTCAACTTGCGCCGGATAAGGTGGCCAAGCCGTATATCGTTTATCAACGCATATCCGGGCCGCGTGAGCAAATCATGGGCGGAAAGTCCGGCGTGGCTTATCCACGTATTCAGATTACCTGTTGGGCGTCAACTTATACGGCAGTCAAAGCCTTGGCCGAGGTCGTTAGGCTGGCGCTGGAGGCGGCGATAAATACAACATGGGGAACGGTGTCTATCCTTGCTTGTGTTTTTGAGGGCGATACGGACATAGAAGAATTGAGCGAGCAAACCGAGGCGGCGCGAGCTTATGGGGTTGCTTTGGATTTTACAGTGTGGCATACCGAAGCCACGAGCTAGGCAAATAATCATATCTTAAATAAGGGGGCCTGTTATGGCAATGGTACACGGAAAAGGCGCGGCAATCGCCTGGGCGGGAACTGGTACAGAAGAGACAACTTTATTGAGTTGGAGCGTTGAAGCCAGTGCGGATGTCGCGGACGCTACCAATATTTCATCGACCAACGATTGGAAAGAATATTTGGCCGGGTTTAAAGGCTGGACCGCTACGGTTGAAGTAAATTATAATGGAACCGTACCCACCGGCTTTTTGGCCACAGATTTAGGCGGCACGGCGGCAGCCTTGACGTTATATTTCGTGGCGGCCGGGGCCGGTATAACCGGTAGCGCTATATGTACGGGGTGGAGCGCGTCCGCAGATAAAGACGACATTATCAAGGTAACATACTCTTTTCAGGGGACCGGCGCACTGGCGGCCGCTTAATATAGAGGGGGCTTAATATGGCAATGTTTAGTGGCAAGGCCGGTAAGGTGGTATGGAACGCCGAAGATGGCACAACTGATGTTGATATACAACATATCCAGTCATGGTCGGTTGAATGCAACGCCGACATGGTAGAAGCCACCGAAATGGGAACGACGTACTGGAAACAATATATCGGAGGATTCAAGGGATGGAGTGCCACGGTTGAATGCAACGCCGACGACGGCGGGCTTGACATATCTTTAACTTCTAACGAATCGTCCACGGCCGGAAACGAACAAGGCTTTGGCGATACGTTTGAGGATACGGACGCTCCGCGTAAAGTATTCGTCGAATTCTGGTTTACTAACACGGCGGCCGATGGAATTCTGTACGGGCCTGCTATTTGCAACAGCATATCCCAAAGTTCTGATAAAGATGACGTGGCTAAGGTCACGTACACTTTTCAAGGCAACGGAGAATTATTTACCCAAACAACGGAACCCACTGATTTTGTGGAACCGTTAGGCGATTAATTTTAGGAGAACATCATGGACGTATTAGGGAAGGATGCGATTTTGTCGGCGCAGGACAAAAATAATCAGATAGTTAGCGTTCCCGAATGGGGCGGGCATGTTAATGTTCGCGTGATGAGCGGAACTGAAAGAGACTCCTTTGAAGCCGGGCTTATGGGTGACGGAGGAAAAGTAAACACCGTTAATATCCGCGCGCGGCTTTGCTCTTTATGTATTTGCGACGCCGAGGGGAAACGGATGTTTACCACGGACGCCGATATAAAATTACTGGGCGACAAGAGCGCGGCCGCGTTAGACCGGGTTTTTATGGTGGCGCAGAAAATTAACGGCATAACCGCTGAGGACGTGGACGCTTTAGCAAAAAACTGAAGACCCGGCCGCAGCGGTTATTTTATTTCCGGCTGGCCCTCCAGTTGGGAATGACGGTTAAGGAACTGTTGGGCCGGGTTGATTCGCGTGAATTATCGGAGTGGATGGCGTTTTATTCGCTGGACCCGTGGGGCGATCAACGGGCAGATTTACGGCATGGTATTAGTTGCGCTTTGTTTGCTTCGGCGCATACGGAAAAAGGCAAGCCGTCGCCGAAGCCGTGCGACTTTATGCCATTTGCGGAAAAAGAGGAAGCTAAGCCGGACGGTTTTACGGGCAAAGTCGGGGCCAGCCTAGCCAGACGCACATTTAGACAGGGTAAAAAAAATGGCGGTAGTAGGAACATTACTCGTTAATCTGGCGGCGAAGACCGCCGTCTTTGACCGCAATTTAAAGCGGAGCGGTAAGAACCTCTCAGCCTTTGAGAAGGCGGCATGGAAAGCGGCCAATCGTATAACACAACTTAGCAAGACTATGGTAGGGTTATCGTGGAAGGCGCTTAAGGTTGGGTTTAATGGCTTGGTTGCTATTTTGAAAAAAGCCGTGCAAGGTCTGGCCGCACTGGGTGCGGCGTTAAGCTATTGCGTCTATGAGGCGGCTTTGGCCGAGGAGGCCGAAATAAAACTGGAGCGCGCGCTTAAAAATTCCGGGCAATATACTGAAGATAATTTTATGGCGATGAAAAACTATGCCAAATATCTGCAATCGATTACGCGCAGTGGCGACGAAGCCAATATGGAACTGATGCAGTTGGGTCTGTCTATGGGGTTGACGGCCAAGCAAAGTATGATGGCCGCCAAGGGTGCTCTCGGTTTTCAAGACGCCTTTGGCATGGACACCACAGCGGGCATGAAAAATATTACCTTGGCCATGAAGGGCCAGTACACCATGTTGGGGAGGTATATTCCCGCCATACGCACGGCCACAACGGCAGCGGGAAAGAATGCCATTTTTCAGAAGGCGATGGCGGACAGTTTTGAAATCTCAAAAGTGAATGCACAAAAAGGACTAGGACCGCTTGTTCGGATGAAAAATGCCTTGGGTGAGATTGCCGAGACTATTGGCGGTCCGTTTTTAGATAATATGCAGCGCAGCGCTGATGCGGTGCGGACCTGGGCAGAACGTAATCAGGGAAGGATAGGCGCTTTTGCGGCCAGGGTAGATGGATGGCTTACGGCGTTAGGCAAGTCGTTTGTGAACTGGCTGGGCGATGAGTCACGCCAAAAGAAACTAACGGAGTTTGTGCGCGGACTTTCCGACTGGTTTAAGGAACTATTTAATAACATTCAGGGCTGGATAGAAGCCCACGGCGGCCTTGCCGGTATTTGGGACTCTATTAGCAATACGGTATCTAATGTCTATAATTGGATCGTCGATATGGTGGCCAAGATACAGGGGATGGCCGACAAGATTACCGGAATGGTCGATTATGTTAAAAATAGCGCGTTAGGAAAAATGGCCGGTTTTGCCACGAAAATAAACCCGGTATATCAAGTCATTAAAAATCGTCAGGCGATTGGTTCTGCTATTGGCACGGTAGGGCACTATGTTGGCAAGGGAATAAATTCTTTGGGCGAAGCCTCAAACTTAACCGAACATGGCAATTCCTTGCAGCGGCAAGGTCTAATTGCGGGAAGCAATAAAGATATTGTCGAAGTCTTAAAGCGAATCGACCAGCGTATCGCGGAAGGAAACCGCCGACCGGTAGGCGCGTTAGGGGGTTAAATGGCTGTTACGGAACTATGGCAATCTGAGGAACTACACGTTACCTCCGAGGGTACGGACGCCCAGCGCGAATGGTCGGCGCTGTGGACGGATGTATATACTTGGGTGGATGACTTGCCGCAGATTGGAGATTTTTTCCACGAAACCCGGCAGGACTTAATTTGCACCGACATTAACGTTAAGTCGTTGGATAATACCAATGTTATCGTTACGGCAACGTTTTCCACCGAAGCGAAAGTCGATGCGGAGGAGGATCGGCCCGACCAAGCGGCAAGCTGGAAATTCAATATCTCCGCCCAAGCCGACGAACAAGTGGTAAGCGTGGCTGATGCTTCTGACGGAACGAAGACGGCAACGTATAGAAATGCCGCCGGAACGGTTACAGACTGGCTGGAGTTATGGAACGCGACCAATCCCACCAAGGCCGCCCCAGACCTGATATTGCACAAACGTAAAATTGGCACATCCATGACCATATACGGCTCAGGCTGTTATGTGGGCCGGATGTTGGCGGCCATTGGCAAGGTGAATTCCACGCAATTCATGTCGGCGTGGCTGGCGGTCAAGCGACAATATGATACTTATTGGACGGATGATTTTACGATTGCCAATGATACGGGAATGTGGTTGTTTTCCGCGTGCGAGGTTACGCGCATACGCGCGGAATGTTATCAATTTGACTTGACCTTTCTTTACGATGGCGACGGCTGGAATAATTTCGAGGGGATAGCGACGGGCGCCTATGGCACAACCAACTTTAATACCCTTTATTCCGGCATGACCTACGACGCTCCGGTTGACGAGATTACGACGGGGCGCGGCGTGTAATGCAGCCATTAAATAAACTAAAAAACAGCGACAGAACCGCCCGCAAGCTGCGCGACCAGATAAACATATTGACGGCGGAACTTAAGCGGGTCCGACAAATCAGCGCGCACGGGCCGGGGATACGGACCTTTAGCGGCGTCAATGGCACGCAGATATGTATCCCGCGCCAGTACGTACCGGATACTCGTATCCTGTTCGGCAAACCGACCGGGGCGTTTAGTACCGGCGCGACGATTACGCTGGACCCGTGTGACATCCACGGGACGGACAATGGCAAGGCCAACGCTACGGTTTATGTCCAGCCGTCGCAGGCCAGCTATTCGATGACCAACTCCACGACGATCCCGGTTACGGCGATTTGCCCGTATGTGCTGGGTTCTGATGGCAGTTATTATTTGCTGGGGACACCGATAGAAATCGTGACCGATGTGGATGTAACTTCCACAGTGATGACCAAAAAAACGCGGAACGTATGGATTTTGACGGTAGGCACGGAAAGCGCCGCCGTGACGATTGACACCTTTACAACGAGTTGCCCATAATGGTACTGCGCGCGGTGAACGGACATTTACTGAACGTTGGCGGCCATCTAGTCGCCAATGATGATTGCTGCTGCGAGGATGAAAATATTCCTTGTAATAATTGTGACCAACCATCGCAATTATCATTAGTAGTTTCCGGTTTTACTGATTTGGCAGCAAGCTTAAATGGGTCTTATACTTTAACTTGGGACGCGGTAGATAATAGGTGGGAATGGACCAATGGACATTGCGTTCCACCGTATACAGGCGAATGTAAAACCGCGTATATCGTTTGCAATAGTGGCACTTGGCAAGTTACTGTGGGCTATAATTATAACTATGACTACTATGGGCACTATGAGACGGCCGTTTTTGGGGGCAACCAAGCTTCCCCCAGAACGTGCTATCCAGCGATGGTGGTTCTCGACGTTCAATTCTCTTATCACATAAACGGCATAGACCCCACTCCTCCGTATTCTGGTCCCGATGGGGCCGCAATTATAAATACATAATGAAAAGCTGGCTTGACGAAATCATAAATCAATATGCGTTGGAAAATAATACTTCCCGCCCGGTCAATTTTGCAGAGCTACAGATTCCGGCGGCGGTGGCTTCAACACGGCTCAACATTTGCGGGCAGGTTTGCGGGGGCTTGCGCGATAAAACTAAATGCCCGATAGGAATCACGCCCTGCCAGATTAAATCCGGCAAGGTGACGAAGTGCCCGCTGGGGAAGTGGCCTAAATCATAATTCCGATGAAAGTATGTCGTCCGCCGTATCGAATAAACCATCTTTTCCGGCGGAGATAATTACAGGAAAATTATCCTTGCCTGAATTGCGATACATGAGCGGACAACCCCAGGCGTCGTAGCCGTCTTCTAAACCACGCTGGCCCGCTGCGCCACCAAACATTTGTACGATACCATCATCGTCGAGATTATTGCTGGCTGAACTTGGCAGGCGGTTGAACGGTTCACGGCAGGCGGGGACATCGACTAGATACATAATCAGTACTTCCATACTGGTCAAGGCCGCCCAACGGGAGGGAACGTCGGCCTCGGTTATACCGTCCTCATCGGGCCATAAATTCCGTCCGTCGTGACGAGTGAGGGCTGTTGGGCCAGACTTGCTTTGGCTGTAATGTGCCCGGAGTAGATTGGTTTTTGTGGGATGGCCGGGCGGCGGGGCCAGATAGCCATAGTTCACAACCAAGACATGAT